GGGGTTGGGAACAGACCAACATCGACGCCTACCAAGTTGTCGCCAAGAAGGGTGCGACTGTCACTCTGCGTGAGATCGCGGTTGCCTCTGTTGAGGGTTCTGAGGGTTTCATGAGTGATCGCGTTGTTCCCGTCAAGAACGAGTTCATCGGTGGTGAGTTCAAGAAGCGAATCACTGGTAAGTACATCAATATCGACGATGTGCGAAGTGCGAGTCCTGCCGAAGAAGGCAAAGAGTTCTACCGCAGTTGGTACGCGTAATGGACTTTCGTCACTGGTGTAATGAGAAGTGGTTCCAACACTGTGATGAGATCGAGAGTCTCACAGGTCGGAACCCTATGTACGACTCGAAAGAGTATTTTGGAATGTATAAGTGGTGGTTGAAGAGAGAGTACCGTCACGAAATGAAAGGAGAGAAGTAATGGAATTTGTAGCTAAGCCCCAACTGACTAACCGTCGATACACTGAGACCTTCGCTAACCTGAAGGACGCAGTCGACTACCTTAATGAGTTCAACAACCTTGGTGATGAAGAGGGTGGTTTGCCCCGTCTCAAGGCAGAGGACTTTGCACTGGTCGGTAAGTTGTCAACCCCTACAGGGTTCTACTACCGTGAGAACAAGTTGCTCCAGATGGGTACAAAGTAATGAAGTGGTATAACGTAGGAGATTTTGGGGACGCACTCGATCTCATCATCGAGAGTTTCCTAGAAGGGTTCTTGGACAACGCTGGATTCGCGGAAGAGATGACGCGTCTGGGACTGTCGGTCGAAGAACAGTTAGATGTGATCCGTGAACAGATCGACATTCACGAGACCGCACTGCTCGCAACCAATGGAAGTGACACGGTACACTAATGAACGTCGCAGAGAACGTCTTAATTGAAAACTCCCCCAGTTGGGCCCTGTCGGACTACACGTTCCGTGTTGCAGAGGCGCTGGGGATCAATCGCCTTGGTGGTTACGTCAAGGTCAAGTTCGAGGAAGAGGACATCACCCATTTCTCCGCTGAGGCGGATGGGACTGAAGACCGCGTCGACCTCACTGTCCGTCTGGATGGGGAGATTACCGACGAACAGGTCAAGGTGCATATCGCACACGAGATGATCCACGCAGTTCAGATCCTCACTGGGAGACTTATACATATTGGTCTCACATGGTGTGAGGACGCACACGGGATCGTCTACAAACACATTTTTGACGGCAAGGAATACGTCAACGTCAAGTACGCGGACCAACCTTGGGAACTAGAGGCATACTCCTATGAAGAAGAAGTCTACAACGCGGTCGAATCCGGTGGCGAAACACTCGCCGAAATTCAATCGTCCATCCACCCACGTCGATCGTAAGAAAGAGGTGAAGAAGCGAGGTTACCCCCAAGACCTTCTTTACCCCAACAACGAGCACTCGTAATGCCAATCGAAGATCAGTACATTCAGGAAGCACTCGACCACGCAATCGCCCAGACCTTCATGGGGGTAGTGGACTGGGCGAAAGTCATCGACTTCCTGCGCGAGAAGTATCCGCATATGGATACGGAGTATCTTTTTATGATCGCGAACCGTGCTCGATTCCAGTACGACAAAATTTCTTGACACACACCATTGAATGAGGTATACTATGCAGGTTTCTAAAGAAGAACGATACGCGATGATTCGTCGAGCAGCGCTCAAGATTCAAAAGCGTGAAAAGGTTTCTCGTTCCAACAATCAGTTGGCGCGTGAAGTGATTGCTCTTGATGAGCAAGATTGTAAGTCCAATATTTCTTGGACTGACACAGATCGGTATGTAGCGACACACTACTCCGATGTTTATGAAGCAAATGTCCAACCAGAGGAATGGAGCTAATGGCAGTAACACAACCCGAAAATCTGATCGATCTCGGTCAGTATCCACAGAATGATGTGGAGTTAATCACGCGTGAGTATATGCGTGTTGCATATATCGATCTCCTACAGGAGTTCGCTAAGACTTACGCGGAACGTGATGAGTCCGACGAAGAACGTCTGGGTATCATCCGAACCCTTGAGGCTTTCGAACAGCTCATCGCAGTGATGGATGGTAACGAAGACTTCTTGGAGTTCGTACACCAACCCGGCGACGATGAAGAGTCAACTGAAGATGACGAATTCGAACGATTCTAAGGAGGCGACTATGTCGTATGACAATATTGTAGAGCAGTTACGCTCTAACGTGTTAGAGGTAACATTCACGAAGGTAAACGGTGAGACGCGCACTATGCCGTGCACTCTATTGACCTCGTTTATGCCATCCTACACACCAAAGGAGGCGACCGATGTGGATCAGTACTCTGTCAATAAGACAGTGATCCGTGCGTTCGCAATCGACAAACAAGCGTGGCGATCGTTTCGTGTAGACAACGTCACTAACATTGAGGTACTGAATGGTTGAAGGTAACGAGAATCCAGAGGAAAACTTCCTAACAAAGAAGTCGTTTTCTCAGATGATCGAGACCTTCGTCTACCAGAACCGCATGTCCTATATGGATAGCATTGTTCACCTATGCGAGAAAAATGGTCTGGAACTGGAGGATATCAAAAAATATCTGACACCGACCATCGTCGAACATCTGGAGAATGAGGCGCGTCAGTTGAACTTCCTGCCTAAGCAGAACTCACTAGACGTATAAATACACATGCCCTAGAGGCAATCTCATATTTAAGTTTATATTTAAGTTTATATTTTAGTTTATACAAGGAACATATTATGTCTTTTGCAAATCTCAAGTCCAAGTCTATGGACATCTCTAAGTTGGTAAGCGCTGCGACAGAAGCGGCAGGTAAGACCACCAACACCAACAAATATCAAGACGACCGAAAGTGGAAACCGACTGTTGATGAACAGGGTAACGGTTACGCTGTCATTCGTTTCCTTCCCCCACCAGAAGGTCAAGACCTTCCTTGGGTCAAGTACTGGGATCACGCGTTCAAGGGTCCAACCGGACAATGGTACATCGAGCGATCTCTTACTAGCCTTGGTCAGAACGACCCAGTCGGTGAGTTGAACTCTCGCCTGTGGAACTCAGGTATCGAAGAGGATAAGGAAACTGCACGTCGTCAGAAGCGTCGTCTACACTACGTCACAAATATCCAAGTGATCAACGATCCCGCGAACCCAGCGAACAACGGTAAGGTGTTCATCTACGAGTTCGGTAAGAAGATCTTTGACAAGATCATGGATATGATGCAACCAGAATTCCCCGGCGAAGAGCCAGTGAATGTGTTTGACTTCTGGGGTGGTGCAGACTTTGAGTTGAAAATCCGTAACGTCGCGGGTTATCGCAACTACGATAAGTCGGACTTCAAGTCACCTTCTCAGTTCTTGAACGCTGATGAGACCCAACTTGAAGCAGTCTACAACTCACTGTACGACCTTAACGAGTTCATCGTACCCAACTACCCTAACGCACACGATCCTAACTGGTTCAAGTCATACGATGACCTGAAGGCCAAGTTGGAAACAGTGTTGGGTCTCGCTACAGGTGCAGGTGCAACAGTACGCAACGAAGCAGTCGCTACTGCGGAAGAGGCACCACCTTGGAATACTGCGGATGAACCAACTATTGTCGCCGCTGCACCCGCCGCCGCTCCTGCGGTTGCAGAAGAGGCAGATGATACGTTGTCGTATTTCGCACAGATGGCTGCGGAGGACTAATCAATGGATCCTATGTATTCAATAATCACCATCATCGCGGGACTAGTCGCGTTTGGATTAATCTGGAGGTCGGTGTCGACCTCACCAGAGAAGACCACCGGAGGACAGCCAGAACCAAGTCCTTATGATCCGGAGACTCTGGAGAATCTAACCAAGGCACAGTTACTGGAGGTAGGTGGTAGTCTAGGGTTGGAACTGCCCAAGTCGTGGACTAAAGCGAGATTGGTGCAAGCGATCATTACTGCAACCAATCCTAATTAATCGACACTGCCAGTGGACATGGGGACTTCGGTCCCCTTTTTTATGTGCGTAATCCGATGGTTGGATCGTGACCGTCCATCTCGGACCATTGCATCGAGACGGATGTGTGTCCGTTTGTGGTGTTCTTGACTACGCGTTGACTTGAGTCTTGTACGACGACACCGTTGACGGTCTTGGTCTGTCTACTCTCAGTGACTTCTCTTCTAACACTCTGACCGCTCGTTGGTTTGTCTGCGGTGGGTGTAGACTCCAATTCAGCACCAGAATCAATATCTGTTGCATTGAAGATATCCGCGAAACTCAACGATTTCTTTCCGGTCAACATGTCGTAGATGTTACTGAAATTAAACAGCTCCTTCGCCTTTGCGACGATCATATCGAAGGTGTCTGTGATAGGGGATAACATCGATGAGAAGATTTTGTCGATTCCGCCAAGTACGTCACCACTGAACAACATCTTGAGACCTTCCCAGATCCCACCATAGAAGTTGGTCAACATTCCCTTGATCCAGTCAACTACTCCACCGATAAATCCAGCGATACCGTCACTTACTGACTGATACAGTTCACCGAAGCTGAACGAGTTAAGTGACTCTGCGATCCCGTCGAACCCTAGTTTACTGGCGATCCACGCAAACCCGCCCTTGATCATATCGAGAAGGTCTACGACAAAGAATTTGATGAGGTCGTCGATGACTCCCTTTACTAGGAACCCAAGACCACCCAGAATGTCACCGTCTTTGAACATGTCTAGTGCACCGGAGAAGTTGGTGAACAGGGACTTGATCGTTACACCGATTGCGAGGATAGGCGTACTCAGGAATTTTGCGAACTGCATCACCGGTTTGAATATACCAACCATTCCCTTTAATGTCGTACCCAAAGTCTTAAAGAAGGTCTTGACTGTACCCAACGCCTTACCTACTGGGTTGTTCTTCAATACGTCACCGACCATCTTCGCACCTTTTGATGCATCGTCGGTGTAGGATCCTATGAGACCGATCGTTTTACCGAATCGGGTGAACATCGCTTGAGCGCTTGTCGCCCAACCTTTCATGACGGTCATTGCGTCTTTCGCTTTGCGACCCAATGCGTCCATACCCATGTTGATGAAGAATCTACTGATACTGTATATGGAAGTGGTGATGTTCTTCACCGCACGACCAACAGACATGATCGCATTTCCCAATGCAGTGAATGGTTTCATTAGGAATCTGACGACCCTGCTCTCACCTACGATAACACCTATCCTTTTCATTGTCAGGGATAGGGATTTGACCGCACTGCCGATCAACTTGGATAACGTCATTATTGGTTTGAGGTAACCGGCGATTGCACCTACAACAATTCCCGCAGTGACTGCAAGCGCCCTGAGTTTTAGACCTAAGAAACTGGACCCACCATCGTCCTTATCGTCTTTATTGTCTTCGTCTCTTTTGTTGTTCGCGAGTTGATCCTTGATCCCCTGCATCACCGCAAGCAGTTCGTTCTGGTACGCCGAGTTCTCACGCGCCTCTTCCAGTTCGTCGGGATTTCTGGTTGGACGTTGGATTGCGTTTTTCATTTTACGCACGTCACTGAATATGGTCAACAAGGTGTTTTCAGAACGACCCGTTCGCATAGCGACTTCGTCCATAACCTTAACGATAGAATCAGTGTTCTTCTTATTGTCTTCTTTCTGCTCGGCCAGTTGACCAGCGACGGCTTCTAAACTCATGATTGTCCTTGTCTCTTATTACGTTCGTTCTCTTCCTTTATGTGTTCGACAAGCATAGACAGATAAATCTCTCTCTCCCAAGGCATCATATATTCGACTTCGTCTAATGAGTAGTGAAAATTCTGCATCAACTGGAAATTCACTTGGTAGTAGTTCATTAGATTGTCATGGGAGAGATTAACTAAAAAAAATCATCCATCCCCTTTAGGAGTCTTGTGTTCACATGTCCGCAAGATTGACACGTAAATTCAACTTCCTGCGATATCGCAGGCATCGTATTAACGAACGTTGCAACCTTCTCGAACTGAGATGCGGTCATCGAGTCAATGAACTCTACGATTGCTTCGCGTGGTTCATCCGATAGACTCACTCTCTCTTCTTCAGTCAGGACAGCGTCCATACATGTTATTAAAAGTTCTACCAGACCCTCTGTCATTGTACCCTCTTCGTTGAGAACAGGGTTCTTTAAGAACTCTTCATACGTCGGGAATCGCATCTCGACCGATACACTATCCGTTAGTTCGATAGTCTTCGCGTCAACGTCTCCCTCAAGAACGATGTTATCCAACTCGATGTTGATCTCGTTCGTGGTGTCACATTCACTACACTTAGTTTGAACGTCTGCGGTCTCACCCACTGACTTCGCACGTATCTTAGTGAACAGGTAATCTACATCGAAGGTAGTCAATTTAGTATCGATTGGATCCTCAACACACGCATGGATTGTCCTAATGATCGATCGGACCATATCCTGTTTGTCTTGAGTCTCATACGCAATCAGTAACGCTTTCTGTTCCTTCACAAGGAAGGGACGAAAGGACGTTTCCTGTCCCGACGATGGTATGGTCACCGTATAACTCGGTGACTCATTCAGTTTTGGTAATGCCATAATGTATCCTAATGATTAAATAATTCCGCCCAGATTGAGGTTTACATCTCCCCCAATCAGGTCTGTTAGACCACGCTTGTCTTCCTTCACCTTCCATCTGGTGTAAGACAACTGCACGGTCAATTCAACAACGGCTCCCGTATCACTCATGAACTCAACAGCTCCTAAACTAGTCGGGAATGCGTCTTCTAACTCCACTGTGTATATAGACAAACCGCCAATATCGAAATTGATATCCAGTGGACCTAGGTCAAATCCTGCTCGCATCTGTGGTTTAGACAGTTGCGATATAGTAACTGGATGCGTGATCTGACTCTGATAGGCGACGGACTCATACCCGTTCTCTCCTTCATTCACGACCTTAGACATCCAATTATCGAAATACTTCTTTACCTCATAGTCGTTCAGCACGTAGAACGTCAATGACACGTCACCCACTGCGTATCCGTTCGCGACCTTTCGCATCTCCAATCCTACTTGACGGTCCAGAGACACGATCTGTTTGTCTGGTAGTGATGCGCTCTTACACAATAGGTTCAGGGTCTCCGGATCATCACCGGACATACTTGGTAGGTTGATGTTCTCTGCAACAGCCTTAGCAGTGTCTATCGCCTTGTCTAAAAACGACCCGTCATCTGCTGGTGGGTTACCCTTCGCAGGTGACTCTTTCTTACCACCACCCGCCTTTGCGTTGATGGACTTGATTGATGGCATCATCACCGCGAACTGGTTGTTGAACGCCATCCCGTTGCGGAGACTGACCTTTGATTTGAATGTTTCTATACCCGCCATTTACTCGCCTATCATGTTTTTCGAGTCGGAGTAGACCTTCTGGTTACTCGCGTATCGGAAGTCTGCTGTCGGTAGAAATGTTGCGATCTCCCATTCTGGAGCGGGAACTAACGCAAACTTGCCGTCAACGTGTTTGTTCAGATAGTGTTTAAAACACGGTCTGAAGTGCTTAAGTTTTGCGGTCTTAGTCAAGAGTTGATAAGACGCCTTGAATCGAGTCGTCTTGTCGAACTTGGTGTTGTTGGTGATGTCCATCAACGCATCCAACATCTTTGCACGTAGTACCGGAGGTAGGTAGTGCAAGTTCAACCCATAGAAACCGTCCTTTGCAGGGCCCACCACAATAATCAGTGGGAACGCATCGTAGTAGGGTAGTTTCCTTCGGTCGTTCTTGAACTTGGGATCGTAGAAGAACATATACATGTTACCCACGACCTCTTGTCCGGTCCTCTTGAGTGGATCCTCATCCATCAAGTCCTCACGCTTGATACTACGCATGTTCTTGATCTTGTTTTGAAACCATCTGCGGGATTCCTTGGTACGGGGTGTGATACCCGCACGGAACGCCTGCAACTCTAAGTTCTGGAATATTTTAGACATGAGACCCTTGTCCTAAAACCTGTCTCTCTATTTATACACGTTTTTTGCGTTTCTTGAACGCAGGCATCTTTTTGAGTGGTTTCTTGGACTTGACACGCTGTGCAGCCTTGGGCATGATACCCTTTGAGGTGAGTTCATTCTCCGTCCAGATCTCGAAGTGGTACCCACGGTCCTTTGCATACTCGACCGCTGCCTTCCACTTGGATTGGTTCTTGATGTAGGTGAGACCCTCAGTCATGAGTGTTTGTCGGGACTTTCCCTGTTTCTTCTCTGGTCTCTTGGTCTCCTTGGCAGGTTTGACCTCAACCAACACCACACGACCGGACTTGTATTTGATTACAAAGTCGACGAAGTATCGGTGGGGTTTCTTGTCGGTCTCGCAGATGTAGGGTATGACCAACTCCTCAGAGACCCACTGGACCACGTCGGAGTTCTTGTCGCACCACATCATCACATACTTCTCCCACCCTGAACGGTAGACGATGTCGTTCACGTCGCCTGCGTACTTCTGTGGTTTGGTGGGTTTGTATTTGCCTTTATACGTTTTCATAACGTCTCAGTAGGACCATACAGTTGATGCGGTCGGTGGAAGGGTAGTAGAACTCTCGCACCTTGCGGTACGGGAAGTCGTCTCTGGTCAGTTGGTTGTCGATGACTGCCTTGGGGTATAGGTCGCCCATACATCGGACATAGTCGTCCACCAACATCCACTCGACACCCGCATCGGCACATAGGTCCATGTCCTGAACCATTCCTTTGGGGGTGTGGTCTCCATCAACGAAGATCATATCATACCCAGACACGTCATCGGCGGTCAGTTGGTGTGAGTCGCATAGTGTGAACTGAAATCGACCCCTGAACTGTTCCTTGATCTTCCACGCATTGACCTCTGTGTGCGGGTATTGTCCGATGTCCGTGGAGTGTATTCGGACACGACGATTGACCGACAGGAACGTGTACGCACTATGACCGAAGTTGAACCCGATCTCGAAGATGGTCTTGGCTTGCGTCATAGATAGTATACTCGCAAACGCTAGACACGTCTTGTTGTCAGGCAGGACGTGACCCTCAATGGTTTCCCACCCCTCAGTCAGGAATTTAGTGTCGTCTACTAGGTTCATCGATTTCGTGTATAAATAGTGTAACGATATTTATAGAACCGCGAGTCCACTCACATGGTAACAGAAAAAACGAAGAAAGACGGACCATTGGTGTATCCCCTGCGTCAGGACAGAGTCGCAACTTGGGTCACCTTTGGTATTAAGACTGTGGTAACCCCAGAAGAACAGGGTAAGCAGGTCTCTGATACGAGTTCTGAACATAAAGACTCTAAAACGGTAACCGAAGTCACTAAGAAAATGAAACTGTATCTACCCGCCGGTTTCGGCGTTGCGGACTCGTTACAGTACACCAACGTAGACATCGGTACGACTGGTGCAGCAGCGCTTGAAGGCATGGGTGCAGCGACCAGCGGTCAGGGAAGTGCACTAATGAGTGTCGTGAGTTCGTTTGCTGGAGGTCTCAAGGACGGACTGGCATCTATTGGAGATCTTTTCCAAACAGGTCAGATGGACGCACTTGCGAAACTGTCTGTTGCGCGTGGTATCAATAACACCAAAGACCTAATGACCGATGAAGTCAAACTGGGTTCTCAACTCGCACTACAGGTCGCATTGAACCCTAACTCTCGCGCCATGTTTAAGGGCGTCAACCTACGATCATTCTCGTTCGCATTCACGTTCGTACCAACGTCACCTGAAGAGGCAGAGATGGTCGAACAGATCATCTATCGATTCCGCTGGCACGCTTACCCTAAACCAATCAACCTAGGTACGACCGGAATCACCGCAGGATTTGAGTATCCGCACCTATTCAGTATTGAACTAACACACCGAGAGTCTAATCAGACTGTGGGGACTAAAATCAAGGACTGTTACCTTGAATCGGTCACGACCGCATATAACCCATCAAGTATGGCGTATCACGCAGATGGTCGTCCAGTAGAGTATAACTTGACTCTTAATTTCCGTGAGACTATTGCACTCACCCAAGAAGACATTGAGAAGGGGTACTAATGTATTTTCAAAACATCCCAAACATCCCTTATCGATTCGGTGACCTGAACGATGAGGCGATGATTACTAACCTAACCGCGTATAGTGAGGTCTTAGACACGGTCAAGGGTAACGCCGCATTCTATCAGGACTACTATATCCAACACGACGAACGTCCGGACCATGTCGCGTACAGACTCTATAAGAACCCTCAGTTGCATTGGACGATTTACCTCTTAAACCCCAAGTTACGTGAGAACGGTTGGCCGCTGTCCGATCTGGAGGTTCTGGAGAAGGTTAAGAAACAGTACCCAGACACCACACTCAACACTGACGAAGATATCTCATCGACATTTCAGGTGGGTCAGGTAGTCACCGGACAGATGTCTGGTGCGTCCGGTGTTGTGGTGCGTAGAAACCTAGACCTCGGACAGATCATTGTCAACGTCGATTCCTCGTTGCCTTCATTCCGTACAGACGGTGAACGCATCACCTCAGTTGTGGGCGAGACTGTACAGGCAGTCGATATTACGTCCAGTGAGGACGAACACCAATCCTTGCGTCATTACGTAGAAGACGTAGAGTATGCAGTGGACGATGGTGAGTCATTATCCGAACGTCACGTGATCACCTCACGTCTCGACCTACCAGAAGGTCTGTCTCTTGCAGAGGTCTCGCATTACGACCACTATATCGCAGAGAACAACTCCCTTAAACAAATCCGCGTCGTCAGACCGGGCAACATCCGTGAAATCGTCAGTGCATTCATCGCCGCAGTAGGTTCGTAATGACAAAGATAACAGAGATCTCCACGCCTTTCGAATTCGCATCGGTAGAGATCGAGTCGAGTGCAAAACAGAAGAAGAAGATCGAGATCAAGGCGCTGGTAACCGACCTTGATATCTTCGAACACATCGACAAACCGTATTTGACCGCACAGATCATGTTCCGTGATATGAACGACTTCATGTCAGGTGACGACATCCGTGGGGGTGACATTGTACGCATCAAACTCAAGCAGACGATGTCTCCGACCAAGGTCTTTGTAGAGAAAGAGTTTCGTATCGACAAACTCATGGGATCGTCTCGTACTGACCTGAATAATAATGTCGAGGTACATATCCTACACTTGATCGAGAAACACTGGTATGATTCTACCGCCCAGAACGTCAATAAGTCATACTCAGGGACAGCCACCACTATCCTACCTAAGATCGCTAAAGAATTTTTGGACGATCGTGATGTAGAGTCGTCCGGTGAGGATATTCAGAATATGAAACTCATCGTTCCGAATATGACCCCTCTGGACGCGATGTCTTGGATCAAGAACCGTGTAACCACCAAGGACGGGTATCCGTTCTATCTGTATTCCAGTATTGTCAAGGACGAACTCCAGTTCAACGACCTCAAGACCATGATGGAAGAGACGCCTTGGAATAAGAAAAACCCGCACTCCTACATCGCTGCAGAACAGAACGATGAAGAGGTCGCGCGTGTACGTTCTATCAAGGCATTCAAACACAAGGGTACCGACAATCTACTGACACTCATCGACAAAGGTCTGGTCGGCGCGAAACACTCTTACTATGACGTTACGACCAATCAGATGCATCACATTACGTTCGATCTACATAAGGATGTCATGACTCGTCTCAAAGACGATCAGATACAGAAGGACAAACCGTTCTATACCGAAGATCTAGGTCTCGAAGACACACCGTTCAATCAACTGATCTCAAGACACACTACACAGATCGGTGGTACCTCAGCCTACGACCAACCCTCTCTGAACGAATCTCCGTCAGAAGGACAGTATAGACTCAACGTTATCACCCGCGCGATGACTCTCCTTACTCAACACAATCCTATGTCTATTGTCGTCTCTGGTATCGACTTCGCTAACGACGCACATAACTCTGTTGGTAAGACGCTCGATCTCGCATTTCTCAAAACAGACGTTATCAATAATAAAAACAATCCATACGATCAGAAGAAGTCCGGTACCTATCTCATCTACGCTGCAAAACATTCTTTCAAAGTAGACGGATACGATGTGATGTTGTCCTGTATTAAACTCACTAACGGTGGTTACACATTATGATACCTAAACAATTCATTGAATACTATGGAGACCAAACACGTTGGTTCCTAGGTACAGTCGTCAATAATTCAGATGATCCTCTCCAGATAGGACGTGTTCGAGTACGGATTTTTGGACTACACGACGGTGTGGAGAAGGATGAAGACCTACCGTGGGCACAAATAGTGATTCCAACCATCTATGGAGTACACGAAGGTACAGGACAGTATCTGGGTATGTTAACGGGTACTAACGTATTCGGGATGTTTCTGGATGGACCTAGTTCGCAACTCCCCCTCGTGGTAGGTACGATTCCCAAGGAAAACGATAATAATCAACGAGCTACAGAGAACTATCCGTATAACAAGGTCTACCAAACAGAGAACGGACACTTCAAAGAATACGATGATACCGCCGAGAATCTCCGTATACGAGAACAACACGCCTCTGGTACATACACCGAAATGCAACATGACGGTAGTCGTGAGACCGTGGTGGAGAAAGACGAGTATATACGCGTTAAGGGTGATGTAAAGATCGTCGGTGATCTCGATGCAACTATAGAGATATCGGGTAACTGCACGGTCGTGATCGGTGGTGACGCGACGATAGAGGTTGCAGGCAGTACCCTCCTAGACTGTCCATCCACGACCGTCACAGGGGATCTGAGAGTCGATGGTGAGGTCTCTGTGGGCGGCGATGTGAACACTGACGCGGGAATCTCTCTGAATAAACATAAGCATAAGATCCTCACGGGTTCCTCTAAGGGGACTTCGGACAAACCTGTATAAATAGAACCACGGAGGTTTCACTATGTCAGAATCAGTATTCTCAGTCGAAGACGGTAATCTATACAACCGTCCTATCACAAGTTCTGTTCCAAGAGTCAACAGTGACATCGACTGCGCGTTTGTTGCGCGACCTAGTGGGGATCTCTATAAGAAGACAGATGCTGCTTCAGTGAAACAGGCGGTGAAGAATCTGTTGATGACGAATCACGGGAGTGTACCATTCAAACCATTGTATGGTGCAAACCTAGGCAGTCTCCTCTTTGAACTTGACACCATGATAGATGAGGGTGATATAGAGACTGTTGTTTCAGAAACATTACGTGACCACGAACCGCGAGTACGTCTACAGGAATGTAAGGTAGACCTCTACAGTGATTATAATGCGGTGAATATAAGAGTGACGTTTGAAATCATTACGACGTTTGAGGTAGTGTCCTTGAACGTTGCCATTGCGAGGACAAGATGACAATAAAGAGTAGTGACCTAGACTTTGCGTCCATTAAGGAAAGTCTCATAGATCATTTCCGTAAGTATGACGAATACAAGGATTATGATTTTGAGGCGAGTGGTCTGTCTAGTATTATGGATGTGTTAGCGTATAATACACACATCAACGGACTGATCGCGAACATGGCGATTAACGAATCGTTTCTTAGTAGCGCACAGTTACGTTCATCTGCTGTTGCACACGCAGAGACTTTAGGGTATACTCCTAGTAGTAGAGTGGGGGCAAATGCGCGTCTGACTCTATCCACACCTACCACTGACGCTCAACACACTCTACCCAAAGGGCATATGGTGATGGGCGACGTAGACGGTGTCGCGTTTAAGTTCACTACTGCTGAAGACCATTATGTCACACGCACAGAGAACGGTAAAGACTTTTATGATGATGTCATGGTATACGAAGGTGTAACCCGCACTAAGACTTTCCTTGCTAACGAGGGAGAGTCAGTCTACGTTATACCAGATCAGAACCTAGATGTCAACAGTATGGTCGTACAAGTATTTGAATCCTTCGACTCGACTAATGGAGATATAGTATACCAGAACATCAATGATGTGTCAAGGGTTTCGTATGACTCTTATGTGTATATGGTCAAGGAGATCGCGAACGGATACTACGAAGTGTTCTTCTCTGACGGTAACGTACTGGGACAGAGACCAAGTTCGGGGAATAAGATCGTCGTGACCTATCGCAGTACACGTGGAAGTGAAGCGAACGGGGCAGACACATGGACAAGTGGTCCATTATCGACAGGATCAGGCACCCCCCTGCTTATGGCAGTTGAACAGGGTACCTTGTCAGGTGGGGGTTTAGAACGCGAAGGAATTTTATCGATCAAAAAGTTGGCACCAAAAAAGTTCACTACTCAGAACCGTCTGGTGACCGCAGATGATTATGCCGCGCAGATCCTTGCAAACTACAGTGCAGACGTTCAGAATGTTTCGGTCTGGGGTGGTCATGATAATGTCCCCCCTGTCTATGGTAAAGTATTTGTTTCCATCGACTATAATGATGGCGTAGATGAATCTCGACAGGCACTCGTACAGAATTCTATTCAGACAGAACTCACAGACAATCTTTCTATTATGTCGATTGATACAGAGTTTGTTTATCCTGCGATTACACAGTTAGAACTACGTACACACTTTAACCTAGATCCTACGACGAAGATAGGAACTCCAGAAGAGAATGAAAGTCAAGTATCTTCGTTCATTAAGGATTGGGTCAAGGAGAATCTAGGAACATTCGGTAAGACATTCCGTCGTTCGAATCTATTATCAGAGATTGATGATATCCATCCTAGTATACTGAACTCTCGTATGGATGTCAAGATTAATACATTCATTTTTGTGACATCGAATAAAGATAACCCGCTTTCTTATACTGCGAATTTACCAGTACAGATTGGGACTCCGGATAAGGATACCTATACTATTACTTCTTCACAGTTTGGATTCAATGGTTCTCCAGCAGTTGTTAAGAACAAACTAGGATCGAATGTATTGCAGATTCTAAATATGGATAATGTTGTATTGGCATCGAATGTCGGAACTTATGACAGTGCAAAAGGTACCATCACATTAACATCCTTCTATACAGATGAGTTGTTTACAGCAATCAAATTGACAGCAGTACCAGCAAACCCAAGTACATTGCGACCACTTCGTAATCACATCTTTGAATTAGATACAACACTCTCCACAGTAACTGCTGTGATTGATGACGGGAATATCAAGGTCTCATTATAATGCCTATACTCACAGACGATCGTAGAGGAGCGGTATCATTTCATTCCAACACCGTTAGGAATGCGTTACCCGATTTCTTCGACGAACATTATCCCCAGTTCATAGGATTCCTAGAGAAGTACTACGAGTACATGGAAGGGAACGAGGCGGGTTCGTTTTCGAAACAGATACAATCGCTGTTTGAGTCTCGTACTATTTCTAATCTGGAAGGGGAGTCCCTCGACTTATTACTGGGGGAATTAAGTGACGGTCTGGAGTCCCGTTCCTTCTACTCTAATCCAAATCTTATCGCAAGACTGTTAGCAGATCTTTACCGTGCGAAGGGGACAGAGATGTCCCTCGAACAATTCTTTAAGGCGTTCTTCGGTGAGGAAGTCGAGATACACTATCCGAAGAATGATATGTTTATCGTCGGCGAGTCGAAGTTATTCGGTAAGGATCATTCGCCAGTCGAAAATCATTCGGGCGAAAAAATCCGCGAGCGCGGCTATCTGCGCTTCGAAGAGTACAAGTACATTCAGGACAACGAACGTTATCAGATCTTCTCGATATTACTGAAGACCGGAATGTCGTTCGCGGACTACGAGGAACTCTATAAAAAAATCGTTCACCCTGCGGGTTTCCATATCGCGAATGATATCGTACTACACGCGCTGGCAAAAATCGGCGTCCGTTCCGGACCAACAACCGATCCACTCGAAGTACCGAACTATCCAGTACTGGTCGAAGACAGTGTAGACATTCATATCGATTCACTCTACACACTACTGACCATGCGAGAAACCGATCCGGTGGACATCGCGTTCATTCTATCGTCACTCGAAACACTGGCACGTTACGACGACGTAACGCTAGATCGTCTGAACCAAGTCTACAGTTCTATCGCAGAGTGGGCAGGAACGTCCTCACAGACAATGGACGACCCGTCTGTATTGATGAGTGGTGACTATGAGTTGTTGGACGAAGGTGAATCTGAGTCGATCATTGATTTGACCTATGGGACTCCTATCAAGTTAGAACCCGCGCAACCAATGCCTGTTGCTGATCCAGAACCTGAACCGGAGCCAGAACCTGAACCAGAACCAGAGCCAGGCACTGATCCAGAACCTGAACCAGAACCGCAACCACAACCAGCGTTGCCGAACAACGTAAGTCACTATCGAGAAACGTTCCCTGTCTACAAGTGGTCGGAGTATGATCCAACCAACGAAGTGACTGTGATCTGGAACGACCAAGTGATTTATCGTCTGGACGATCTGGACACCTATCCGATTCGAATCATTGGACCGGATGGTGCGACCTATGAACGTGGCGACAAAGAAGGATTTAACTTCAACGGGGATTGGTATGGTGTCATCCGCGTTGATCTGACCGAAGTTCCAGAACCGGAACCGGAACCAGAACCAGAACCTGAACCGGAGCCAGAACCAGAGCCAGGTCCAAACCCTGAACCGGAACCAGAACCAGAACCAGAACCTGAACCGGAGCCAGAACCTGAACCAGAACCAGAACCAGAACCAGAGCCGGGTGATGAGTGGCAGTACAGTAGACAAGAACCGTTCTACTTCTGGCAAGAGAACACCGGAAACTTTGCTGGTCAGGTTGTTCGATCGTATCTAGTTTACTGGAACAACGAACAGATGGTTCCGGTCGATCAAATATTAGTGTTGGCAGGAGATCCTTTCCCAACTGTACTTACGGTTGGCGGTCAGACACTTACACGAGAAGGTACTTCGATCTCTGTCGAAGATACTTCTAACCAGTATGGAAATTCTTCGGCGACTTACTATCGCGTGAAGTCTACACAACCATTACCAACTCCGGAACCACAACCGGAACCACAACCAGAACCTGAACCAGAACCAGAACCGAATCAAGAGCAAAACTTAGGTAGCGGGGGTGGATCCGACGATGAGTTCACAGAAGACGGAAATACATTCTCTCAAGAATAAATAACACATTACTATCAAGGGCTAGATAATGTCAAGACAAATAATTAATACAGGACAAAGCGCTAACGACGGGACAGGTGATAACCTACGTTCCGCTGGTGAAAAGATCAATGCGAACTTCGCAGAACTTTACTCGCTTACTCAACTCGGCAGTGGTGCTTCCCTAGAGGAAATTACCAATCTAATTAATGCAGGTATCGCATCGGGTCTAGCAAACCTAGATGTTGATAGTGCGGTACTTAGTTCGCCGGTCATCATTTCTCTACAAGGTCAACAGAACCAACACAGTACAACTATCATTAATCTTGATAGTGACTTGACTGCCGTCGAAAATACATTAAACAACCTCGATCTGTCGGGAATTGATACGAACACGCTTGCCCTTGCGTCTCTTGCATCCCGCATGGATCTTGATAGTGATAAGATTGCGGACCTTACATCGGTCGTTGCAGGTCTTGACAGTGATCTTCTTGCAGTCGTTGACTCAGATGATATTAACGCTGCGATCACTCTGGCGATCAATGCACTTGCGGCAGACCTCGCCGCACAGGCAGACGCAGACAGTGATGCTCGTGCAATCATCATCGGCGACCTAAGCGCACTTGACTCGGACGTAGGTGCAGTTCAAGTTGACGTTCAATCTCTGCTAACAGCTATCGCTGCATTACAACTGGCGAATGTCGCGGCAGACTCAGACCTTGCAGCACTCGCTGCATCGATGGACTCAGACTTCATCGCACAGGCGACACTCCTTGCAAATCTGAACTCACTACTGACATTATCTGACAGTGACATACAATCCCTACAGACACAAGTCTCGCAACTAGACTCTGACTTCCAAGGGAACGTCGCAGCGAACACTATTGCGATCAACGGATTGCAAGTACAGATAACCGAAACCGATTCAGACCTAACCGCATTGGCACAAGAGGTGACTGCGTTAGAGGTTCAGGTCGCGACTGATATAACCAGCGCAACCTCCACACTAGAGAATACACTGACGACGCAGATCAATCTGACAGATAGTTCGGTCAGTGCGAACTCATCGGCAATCCTTGCACTACAGACGCAACTGAATGACTTAGATGTCGCAGGTACTGCGGTCGCTGCAAACGCAACTGCGATAGATGCACTACAGACACAGATCGATGCGAACGATAGTGACATCACTATCATGTCTTCTGACATCACACAACTTTCATCTACCCTTGCGGCGATCGACTCCGACTTCCTAATCAGTGGAACGGCAGAGGCACGTCAAGAATTACTGACACTTATCCAGATGTCGGATAGTGCGATTGACGTACTAGCGGCAGACATTACGACACTAGAGACCGCATTAGCTACTGCGGGTGTTGATTCCGGTTTCGTGTCCAACCTAGTTGCTACCGCAGAACAGGGACTCCAAACTCAGATCACTGCTACGGACTCTGATCTAGCAATCGTCTCACAAGATGTCACAAACTTATCGGCACAATTGAATTCGGTAGACTCTGACCTTGGTGCACAGATCTCCGCAGTATCGACTGCGCAACAGGCACTGACAACTCAGGTCAACCAGAATGACTCTGCGATTACCTCTCAGTCCTCTTTGATCACACAACTAGAATCACAGATCACGTCGATCGATTCTGATCTAGGTGTGCAACTTGCAGCAGACGCTGCTGCGATTCAGTCCCTAGAGACACAGGTCGCTGATAGTGCGACAGGTCTTACTGCATTGTCGCAACAGATCACAAGTCTTCAGTCTTCGTTCAATCAAGGTGTAGACTCTGAGGCGGTACTTGCGATCGCAGGTGAAGCGACTGCAAGTCTTACTACGCGTATCGATGCAACAGACTCAGACATCACTGCGATCAATCAAGACATCGTAAATCTACGCACAGACCTAACTGACGCAGAGAATGGACTTGCTGCGAATGTATCGGCAACCGATGCACTGACTACAAGTCTGTCCCAGACTGACAGTGACCTAACGATCGTATCTAACCAGACGACACAACTATCAGCAAGTCTAAGTGGACTTGACTCAGATCTACAGGTCACGTCTACGGCACTTGATTCACTAGAGGCAACTGTCTCTGATAGTGCGAACGGTCTCCTTGCACAGTCGCAACAGATCACTAGCCTTGAGACCTCGGTCAGTGACCTAGAACTTGCAGACTCTGCGAACGCCTCTGCGATACAATCTCTGACCACCACGGTAAACGAGAAGGCAGATGACAGCGACCTCACAGTGGTATCACAGGCGCTTACAACACTACGTTCGGACTTGGAAGTACTGGATAGTGAAACAGGTATCGCACTCCAAGCGGCCGCAGATGCTACGGCGGCACTAACGACTTCTGTCCAACAGACCGACAGTGCTTTATCAGTAGAGTCTCAGAAGATTACACAACTGCAAGCCGACCTAGGAAGTCTCGACAGTGCAGGGGTGCAGGCAAACGCTGCCGCACTACAGACATTGACTACTCAAGTCAACGATAGTGCAACGGGTCTGTCCGCAATATCCTCACGCGTAGACAGTATCGGTGCAACAGTTGACGCACTTGACCTTTCAGGTATCGACTCCAACTTCTCTGCGATCTCTGCCGCTGCAAGTTCTCTTGCAACACTAACCAGTCGCGTCGATGCAGACTCTGATAGACTTGTATCTGTATCCCAAGACGTTGTCCAGTTGACTGCCGATCTATCGACAGCAGACAGCGCGATCACTGCGACCTCTAGTGCACTAAGCACCTTGACCGCACAGGTAACCGCAGACAGCGGTGGTCTTGTTTCACTACAATCACAGATCACATCTCTTGGCGGTACGGTCAATACTATCAACGGACAGTATGCAACAACAGGTACTACAGATACATTACTTGATAGGATCACCGCAACTGATAGTGACCTATTGGTAGAACAAGGCAGGATCACCACACTAGAAGCGTCGGTAAGTAATCTTGATAGTAACCTCACTGGGTTCATGGCAGACACTACAGTCACCGATGATCTACAAAATCAGATCACTGCAAACGATAGTGCTATCAGCGTAGAACAGGGTAGGATCACCACACTTAACGCTACCGTATCAAACTTAAACAGTGACGTGAATGCAGGTCTTGCTCTCAAGGCAGACACTACCGTCACCGACAGCCTACAGAATCAAGTCAATGCGACCAATAGCGACCTAACAGTAGAACAAGGCAGGGTCACCACACTTAACGCTACTGTGTCAAGTCTCAACAGTGACGTGAATGCAAGTCTTGCTCTGAAGGCAGACACTAGTGTAACAGATCAACTTTCGAACAACATCCAAGCTAACGATAGTGACATCGCTGTAGAGCAGGGAAGGGTTACTGCACTTAACGCTACTGTGTCAAGTCTTAACAG